TTTGAGATCTGTGAGGACGATTTAACGGACTCGGTTTACTTCAATAAGGTCTACAAGGAAGCGGTCGAACTCTGCGTGTATCTCTGCAAGCAGTACAGACTGACGGAAAAGAATATCATCTGCCACAGCGAAGGCCACAAGCTGGGCATTGCCAGCAACCACGCAGATGTAATGCACTGGTTTGTGAGGTTTGGTAAGAGTATGGACGGCTTTCGCGATGATGTGAAAAAGCGCATTTCCCAACCCGTCGAGCCAACCGCACCAAAGAAATATTATCGTGTTCAGGTCGGAGCGTATTCCGTTAAGGCGAACGCAGACGCCATGCTTGCCAAGATTAAGGCGGCTGGCTTCACCGATGCCTTCATCAAATACAGCGAATAATGCTATACTCTTTACGCCCGTCGAGGAAATTTTCTTCGACGGGCATTTTTTTCTTTTAACCGTCTACATGTGCCTTTCCCGTGGCCTACCTGTGAAGGGGGTTACTCTTCAAAGGAGGCTTGGATATGACAAAAAACGACAAAGAAAGAATAAATGCACTTCAAAACCGTGGGTTCGGCTATAAGCGAATAGCTACGGAAACCGGGTTGCCCGTCAATTCCGTCAAATCATATTGTAGAAGACACCCGATTGATAAAGCTGACGAAAATTGCGAGTATTGCAAGGCACCACTCATCCGCATTCCGCATAAGAAGGAAAAACGCTTTTGTTCGGACAGCTGCAGAATGGCATGGTGGAAAGCTCACCCACATGCAGTAATACGGAAAAAGCTATATCATCATACTTGCGAATCGTGCGGTCAGGCTTTTGACAGCCCGCGCTTATCAAGCAGATTCTGTTCTCGCCGGTGCTATGCGGATAATAGACGCAAGGAATATCCTGTATGAGTGAAGAGTTGACAAAAAAGATAATCGCATACAGAACGGCGATTTCCATTGTAAAGGGTATGCTCATACAAGGTATTATCACAAAGGATGAATACCGTAAAATCGATACAATGTTAACCAAAAAATACGGCTTATCTTCGTATACAATATTCTGCGAAAACTGCCCATAAATGCTGGATATATTACGGTTTTAGAGGTAATATGTGACTCAATAGGAGGATAGTTATATGGACAGAATAGTAGAAAAAGTAAAGTTTTCTGTACCTTCAAAGCCGAAAGTTACAAGAGTTGCTGCGTATGCAAGAGTATCAAGCGGCAAGGATGCGATGCTGCATTCGCTATCGGCTCAGATAAGTTATTACAGCAACCTCATACAAAGCCATCCAGGATGGTTTTATGTCGGAGTATATGCAGACGAAGCCCTGACCGGAACGAATGAAAACAGAGCGAACTTTCAGCGGCTCCTTACGGATTGCCGACAAGGGGCAATCGATATGGTTATTGTTAAATCCATATCACGATTCGCTCGAAATACCGTGACCCTGTTAAGTACGGTGCGGGAATTGAAAAGTCTCGGCATAGATGTATTTTTTGAAGAACAGAACATTCACTCGATTAGCGCCGAGGGCGAACTGATGCTCACAATACTTGCATCATACGCTCAGGAGGAAAGCCGTACGGCGAGCGAAAACCAGAAATGGAGGGTGCGTAAAAGTTTTGAAAACGGCGAACTGATGAATTTTCGGTTTATGTTCGGCTACCGCATAGATAAAGGCAATATAGAGATCGACCTTAAACAGGCGGAAATAATTCGAGAAATTTTCCGGCAAGCCATTGCCGGGGACACCCTTACTTCAATAGCCCGTTCCATGAATGAAAACGGCATAACCGGTGTTTTCGGTGGCAAATGGACACCGGAGCGAATCCGCGTCATACTTTCCAATGAAAAGTATACGGGTAATGCGCTTTTACAGAAGCATTTTCGCAATAATCATATTGAAAAGAAGAAAACGAGGAACAACGGTGAATTGCCGATGTATTATGCCGCAAACACGCACGATGCAATAATCGATAAAGATACCTTTGAAAAGGCTCGTGAGGTATTGGAAGCCATTACTGCGAAAACTAAGAATCGACCCAAGCCTCAAACTACTGTTTTTACGGGTTTGATTACCTGCGAAAATTGCGGAAACCGATTCACGCGAATTACAAACTATGGCAGAAAGGCTTGGAATTGCGCAACAGCAGTGAAAAAAGGTGCTGCCTATTGTTGTGCAAAAAAGGTGCCGGAAGATACATTGATGGCACTTATTTCGGAAGTCCTCGGAACACATGACTTTGACCGGGATATACTTTGCAAAACATTCACTCGGATTGCAGCCGGATACAACTATGTGGACTTCTGCTTTACGGATGGTCGGGTAATACGAAAAGAATGGAAATACACGTCACGCTCCGAGAGTTGGACGGATGAAATGAAGGAAGCGGCAAGGCAGAGAGCCGTAACGCAAAGGAGGAAAAAATAATGGCACAGGCAAGAGCGGTAACGGTTATACCGCCGAAAATAAACCCGCATACCCGTATGTCGACAACGGCAATGACAAAAAGACGTACTGCAGCATACGCACGGGTATCAACGGACAGTGATGAGCAGTTTACCAGTTATGAAGCGCAGATTGATTACTATACGCAGTATATTCAACGGCACAGCGATTGGGAGTTCGTCAAAGTATATACCGATGAAGGCATATCGGCAACGAATACAAAACATCGTGACGGTTTCAATGAAATGATTGAGGACGCTCTGAACGGAAAAATCGACCTCATTGTTACAAAGTCAGTCAGCCGTTTTGCCCGAAACACAGTTGACAGCCTTGTTACCGTCAGAAAATTGAAAGCGAAGGGAATCGAAGTTTACTTCGAGAAGGAAAACATATATACCCTTGACAGTAAAGGCGAATTGCTTATTACGATAATGTCATCTCTTGCCCAGGAAGAAAGCCGTTCAATTTCAGAGAATGTAACCTGGGGTCAGCGTAAACGATTCTCTGACGGAAAGGTCAGCCTTCCGTATAAACAATTTCTCGGATATGAAAAAGGTTCTGACGGATTCCCGAAAATCGTGCCGGAAGAAGCGGCAATCATCCGCCGTATCTACAGCAGTTTTATGAGTGGTAAAACCCCCTTTACGATAGCAAAAATGCTCACCACTGAGGGAATTGTCACACCTTCCGGCAAAAGCCTGTGGCAAGCAAGTACGATAGAAAGTATTCTGACAAATGAGAAATATAAAGGGTCGGCAATTTTGCAGAAGAGATTTACTGTGGATTTTCTTACGAAGAAGATGAAAGTCAACGAAGGTGAAGTTCCGCAGTATGTAGTGGAACACAGTCACGATGCAATCATCGACCCGGAAGAATGGGAAGCGGTTCAAGCCGAATTCGGACGCAGAAAAAAACTCGGTCGGCAATACAGCGGCAACAGCGTATTCGCCGCAAAAATAATCTGCGGTGACTGCGGAGCTTTTTACGGCTCAAAGGTATGGCACTCCACATCGAAGTACAGACGCACGGTCTGGCAATGCAACAACAAGTTCAGAAACGGTGAAAAGTGCGCCACTCCGCATTTCGATGAGCAGGAAATCAAAGCCCGGTTCCTTGCGGTTTTCAATGTACTTATAACCACAAAAGAAACTTTGCTTGATGACTGCCGTGCGATTCAGAATATGCTGACCGATGTAAGCGATATCGATGCCGAAGCAGTCTCGTTGAAACAGGAAATCGAGGTCATAACCGAACTCACAAAAAAGTGCATTTCCGAAAACTCTCAAAGTATACAAAACCAGGAGGATTATAAAAGAAAATACGACAGTTATGTTGAACGCTACGATGCAGCAAAGGAAAAACTCGACCGACTTGAAAAGCAAAAAAACGAACGGCTTATAAAATCCGATGCAATCGGTGGCTTTATGTTTGAACTCTCGGAAAGAAGCGAAACACTCACGGAATTTGATGATCGGCTTTGGCTCACGATAATTGATACTGTAACCGCATACCGTGACGGACGACTGATTTTCAAATTTCATAACGGCTCGGAAATAGAAGGCTGAAGAATGTCCCTCCGGCATACTGCAGTCGGAGGGCATTACTCTCATTCATCGGTTTTGTCCGGCGAATCAATATGGCAGGAATGGGATTTGTAGATATAGTCAAGTACTTATCTATAAATCTATCTACAGTATGGAAAAGAAGACAACAATTACAACAAATCTATACTCAAAAGGTGCTTGGTGTTAATTATTTAAAAACAAGCCATTTGACAAACCTTAATTAAAAGGCACTAAACGGCTCTAATTCTGTCACAAACATTTGTTCAGCATTTATTCGACAAAACTTATAATATCGGTCCAGAAGGTTTTTACGCTAGTAAAACGAATAATGG